GCACCTGCCCGGCGACCAGGCGGGACCGCAAAGCGTGTGGAAGTCACGGTAAAGACAGCGGAGAAAGGAGCAAACCATGATCACAGAGAGCGTCAAAACCATTCTGGGGGCCGACCTGTCGAACCAGGTCGAAGCGGCCTTGAAGGGCAAGGGCAAGGACGGAAAGGACGTGGACCTGGTCGTCGGTAACGACGGAACCTTCGTCCCGGCCGATAAGTACAACGGAGCCAACAGCGGAAAGACCAGCGCAGAAAATGCGCTGAAAGCCGCCGCCGAAGCATTGAAGGCGATCGGCGGGTCCGGCGATCCGGCGAAGATCGCGGACGACGTCAAGACCGCCCAGACCACGCTTGAAACCCTTCGAACCAACCACCAGAAAGAGATCACGAAGATTCAGAAGAACACGGCCCTTCGAATGGCCCTGGCGAACCAGGCCCACGATCCGGCCGACATTATTTCCCTTCTGGACCTGGACAAGATCGAGGTCGACGCCGCCGGGACGCTGAAAACTGACCTTGACGGCCTTCTGAAACCCTTGAAGGAGTCGAAGGCGTACCTGTTCAAGAGCCAGGACCCGGCGAACCCCGACATTAAGGGCGCGAAGCCCGCTGACCCCGGCGCGCGCCAGGAGCCGGCCGCAAAGGTCGACGGCCCTGTCGTGATCTAACCTACCAACCAGCCAACAATGAAAGGAATGATATTTTATGGCAAGAACGAAAGCGATCAGCCTGATCCAGACCGGTTCTACTAAGGTCGAACTGTCCGAACTGTCCGGCCTGGTGATCAGCAACATTCAGAAGGAAACCCTGGCGGCCGGCTTGAAGTCCCAGTCCTACACTGGCAACCCCGCGACTGGATCTGTTGAGTATAAGCGATTCAAGAACAGCGCGTCCCAGGCATACGGAACCGCCAGAACCGCCGGAAAGGGCGCGGCGATCACCGTCCCCCCTACTACCGTGAACCTGGACATTCACCGCGAGATCGTGGAGGAAGCCGCAAAGTTCGACCTGGACACCTTCGGCGTCGGAAACATCATGGCCCGTCGTGCCGACAACCACGTCGACACCGTGGCCGCCGAACTGGACGCCGACTTCTTCGCAAAGGCGAAGACCGCCGGAACCAAACTGACCGCGAAGGGAACCACCGTCGAAGACCAGTTGGAAGAACTGATCCAGGCGGTCGAAACCGTGAAGAACGACTATGTTCGCGGCGTACCCCGCAACCTGATCCGTCTGGTTCTGGACCCCGTCATGTACGGCCGCGCCAGAAACTATCTGGATAAGGGAACCAACAACGCGAACGTTGACACCGCCGCCGAGGACTTCCGTATGTTCCACGGCGTCCGCGTCTATTCTTCCATCAACCTTCCTGTCGCCCCCGGAACCACCGCAACCCGCGCCCTGTGCATGGTTGACGGTGCTATGGCCCAGCCTGTCGTTATGTACCCCTACGCAGAGCCGGAGAAGATTCCCCTGTCCAACGACTACGGCGTGTCCATGTTCTACGACTACGGCACGAAGGCCCTGACCCCTGACCTGATCTTCTATATCGAAGAATCCCTGGCCTAATCTGGAAGGAGCGTGACCGACATGAAGTTCAGAATCAACACAACCGGGTCGATCGTCGAGCCTAACGACGAAACCGTCCTGGAACAGATGAAGAACAGCCCCTTCTATACCGCGATCCCTGACGTCGAGCCTGACGCCCAGGAAGGCGACAACGAAGGCGTGAAGCCCCTGTCCAAGATGAACAAGGACGAACTTCTGGCGGCCGCCCAGGCCGCCGGTATCGACGTTCCTGACGGTTCCACAAAGGCGGAGATCGTCGAGTTGATCCAGGCCGCCGGCGTATAACCGAAGCGGCCGGCGAAAGGTGGTGGAAACGTGCTTCAACAGATTTTGTCTTCCCTGGACAGCCTGACAGCCCTTGAACAGAAGGAAGTCCTTCGCGTTCTTATGTCGAAGGAAGACCGGCTGGCAAAGGTCAAGGCCCTTCTGGGGATCAACGGGACGGACCAGGACGAAGTTCTTCTGTTCGTCGTTCAGACGGTGGAAGACCTGGTCCTGTCCTACATCAATCAGGACACGCTTCCTGCCCCGCTGGAAAACGCCCTGATCGTCATGTGTGTCAGTTACTACAAGGCCGCCGGCCTGGGAACCACCCAGGCGGCCGTCGGCCCGGTCGCGTCCGTGAAGCGTGGCGACGTCACAACGTCCTTCGCCAATGCTTCCGGCGCTTCCGGATCGGCGTCGACCTTTAATCTGGGCGCTGACGGTCAGGACTTCTTCGGCTGGCGAACGGTCCTGAACGAATACCGGAAAGTAAGGTGGTGATCGTATGTTCGGAAACCCCGCCGCAGAGCGCGCGGCGATCGAAATGACCTACGAAGACACCGCCACAATCGGCCGGACGGAACCCGCGACGGGGGCGAACCACATCACAAGGGCCGCCCCCGCTGTGAAATACTCTGAAATCATTTGCGCGCTGTCGTATTCAGGAAGTGACAAAAGCCAGCGCGCCCGACCTTCTTGTCCTTCCTGGCGACAGTATATCCCTGAAACGGTTCGGCCGTGAGGACCCGAACAGCCGGCGTCTTCTGGCGTTCCAGGTCGTCGGCCGCCCGGCCGTCTATGCGACCCACCAGGAGATCAAAGTGAAGGACGGTGATCTGGCTTGACCCTGAACAATTTTATCGAAGCGATCGCCGGGAAACTGGCTGGCGTATGGCCTGACCGGAAGGTCTATGTCGACGAAATCCCGAAGGACGCCGACGGCCAGTTCTTCGTCGGCATCATCGAATCGGGCCAGGAAGCCCACCTGGACCGCCGCCGGAAAAGGTCGATCCAGATCGAAGTCCTGTACTTCCTGAAATCGAAGGAGAATATGGAGTTCAACGCCTGGGCCGAAGAAATGTACGACCAGTTCGAAACGCTGACCGTGAAAGAAACGGATCAGAAGACCCGGACGATCCGCCTGACGAACCAGAGAGCCAGACCGGACAAGAACGCCCGCGTCTATCAGTTCACCTTCGACGCAGACTTCTTCTTCGTCCTGACGCCGGCGGAAATCCCCTTCATGGAAAACCTGGGACAAACGGAGGAAATCAAATAATGGCAACCGCAAAGAAGAAGGCCCCGGCCGCAGACCAGGCGGCGGAACCGACCTTCACAAAGGAACAACTGGTCAAATCGAAAACCCTGAACCTTCCCCGTGACGCCGTCGCGGCGATCCTGGAAGACGGGAAGGTCTACACAAAGGACCAGGCCGTCCGCCTGGTTACTGATTTTCTGGAAAGGAAGGT